CTAAAGATTCAAGCTCTAGTAATCCCTCATTAACTATGTACAAGAAGGGTAAGCTTGTAGAACTTGAGTCCTTTGAGTCAATATCTAAAGTGGGTGATGACTTCTACGAGGTACGTTCTCGTAACTCTGAATCCTCAGAGGAAGATGAGTAGCTTAATCTCTCCTGTTAAGAATGTAGATTGGGCAGTTCTAGTACGAAGAGTACTACGAGATGCCCAGTGTACAAACAAGGAACTAGGAGAAGCAACAGGGATAACACCCAATCATATAAGTAAAGTGAAGAGAGAATACCAAGCTTTACACGCAACACCTGACCAGACAATGGCTTTGCTTATGGTGTACATAGCTAATACATCAAGGACTGTGCCTATAGTAGGGCAGTACTTTGAAGATGAACCAATAGATCAATAAACAATTTAACTTAACTATTACTAAAGGAAACAATATGCCTATAATCGAAGCTGAAACAATCTTCAGAACTCACCTAACAGTTCATGAAGAATACCAAGGACAGTCTACTGGAAAGTTTGGACTGCAATTAAAACTATCAGAAGCACAAGTTGCAAAGCTGACTGATGATGGTGTAAAGACAAAGATGTATGAAGGGCAGTCTCTCCGTAAGTTCAGCTCACGTTATGCAATTGAAGTCTTTGATGCTAAAGGTCGAGTGTCTCCTGAAGATGTTAACGAGCTTCCATCAGGTAGCAGAGTACGTCTTGAGTACACAACCAAGCAACATCCTACAGCAGGGGAAGTACCTTATGCGAAGCGAGTGATGATACTTGAGCTTGCTGAAGATAAAGAATCAGATGCAGACAAAGAGTTCTTTGCTAAGAGTACGCCTAGTGTAGACGATATTCCTTTCTAATAACGTCCTGTAAGAACCTTCCTTAAGAACCCTCCTAATGTTAGTTGTCCCATAGCCGAGGTTAAACTTGCGAAGCAACAACCAATAAGGTGAGATGCCTTTCCCTATAAACAATAGAGAGATTTCAACATGAGTGTATTTGTTAAGCATGGTTCGTGTCCCAAGTGCGGATCTAAAGATAACCTAGCCATCTATGATGACCATCAACATTGCTTCTCTCCTAGCTGTGACTACTATGAAAGAGGTACAGACGAGGAAGAACCTATCCCACAACAGCAGTATACTCACCCGCAACTAAGACATGAAGGTGTCTATGGTGCTATCCCTGATAGAAGAATATCTGAGAAGGTAGCAAAGCAATACAAAGTAAGAATAGAATATGGAAGCAATGGCAAGATAGCCAAGCATCACTATCCCTTTATGGATAACAAAGGGAGAATCTCTGCGTACAAGACAAGGGCAGTAGATACAAAAGACTTCAAGACAAATGGAGAGTTCAAAGATACCACCTTATTCGGGGAACACCTTTGGGATAAGGGAGGTAAGTACATAACAATAACAGAGGGTGAGATAGATTGTCTGTCTATAGCCGAAGTATTCAATGGTAAGTGGGCAGTAGTCAGCTTAAAGAATGGAGCATCCTCTGTATCTAAGTCCCTTCAAGGATCATTAGAGTTTCTTGAATCATTTGAATCTATAGTCTTAGCATTTGATAACGATGAAGCAGGTCAACTAGCTATTGAGAAAGCATTAGAACTCTTTAGTCCTGATAAGATAAAGATCATGTCACTACCTGAAGGGTACAAGGATGCAAGTGATATGCTTAAGGCAGGGCTTGTTAAGGAACTAGAGAATTGTTGGTGGCGATCAAAGACCTGGACTCCCAGTGACATACAAGGAGCTTCTGAACTTAGAAGTGCTTGGTTAGAAAGACCGGACAAGCAATCTGTTCCTTACCCTTGGGTATGTTTAAACAATAAGACCAAGGGATTTAGAAGAGGGGAGCTAGTAACTATCACCAGTGGAACAGGGATGGGTAAGTCGTCTCTCATAAGAGAACTAGAACATCACTTGCTTACTACCACTGAAGATAAGATAGGTATCATTCATCTTGAAGAGACTAATGAACGTACATTAGATGGACTAGTAGGTATCTCCCTTAATGTTCCTTACCACCTCGATGATATAAGACAGCAGTATGATAAAGCTAAAGCAACTGCCGCCTTTGATAAGCTATTTGTAAGAGACAATGGAGAAGAGCCACTTACATTGTATGATGGTAAAGAACTTAGTGTTGATAAGATAGTAAGTCGTATACGTTTAATGGCTAAGACACAGAACATCAAGTGGGTAATATTAGATCATCTCAATCTGGTAATGTCAGGTGACGTTAAGATAGATGAGAGAAGAAACATTGATGCTTTAATGACTAAGCTTAGAGAGGTTGTAGTAGAGACAAACATAGGATTATTTGTAGTCTCTCACCTAAGTAGACAACAAGGCAAGCCTCATGAAGAAGGAGGGATTATATCCTTAAGCCATCTAAGAGGTAGCCAAGGTATAGCTCAACTAAGTAACATAGTCATAGCATTAGAAAGAGATCAACAAGCTGTAGATGAGAATGAAAGGAACATAGTGACTCTCCGTATCTTAAAGAACAGATACACAGGTGAAACAGGAGAGACAGGACACCTTAAGTATCATGGCTTAACAGGTAGAATCAAAGAAACCTTAAAAGAGACGGAGATATTCTAATGACAGAAGTAGTATTTGATATAGAAACCAATGGCACTAAACCTACTGAGGTGTGGTGCCTCGTAGCTAAAGTAGTAGGTAGTGGAGAACATGAGACTTTCATAGGACACGAACTAAGTACATTCACAAGCTGGCTAGAAGCAGTAGGATGCATCACTCTAATAGGCCATAACATCCTAGGGTTTGATATGCCTGTACTTAAGAGCCTACTGAATATTGATTTAGATTCTTATAAAATCAAAGATACATTAGTCATGTCAAGATTAGATAACCCAAGCAGGGGAGATGGGCATTCTCTAAAAGCATGGGGAGAATATCTAGAATATCCTAAGGATATATTCCATGAATGGGATCACTATAGTGAAGAGATGTTATCTTACTGCATCCAAGATGTGAAAGTATCAGAACATCTGTATCAAGTACTAAAGAGAGTTGAGATTAACCCAGAAGCATTAGAGCTAGAGCATAAAGTCTATAAGATTACAGCTAAACAAGTAAGTACAGGTTGGGAGTTTGATCTAAGGAAAGCTACTCAACTACTGGCTGAAATAAAGTCAGAGATATACAAGACAGAGGACGAAGTACGATCAGTATTTGTTCCTATTAAAGAGTTCCTTCCTCTAAAAGAACTAAAGATAAAGCTAAGGAAGGATGGGGAGCTATCTAAAGCTTATAGTAACCAACTTGCTAAGGGAGCGTACAGAAATATAACAAGACATTGGGGAATGGACATATATCCTGACTTCAATCTAGGAAGTAGAACACAGATAGCTAAACATCTACAGCACTATGGATGGAAGCCAGCAGAGTTCACTCCTACAGGTAAACCTATTGTTAATGAGCGAGTTCTTAAGGGGATTAACATACCTCAAGCAAAGCTTATCAACAAGTACCTCATGTTACAGAAGCGCATAGGACTAGTGAGCAGTTGGATAGAGGCAGTGACAGTCCAAGGCAGGATACATGGATATGTTAACTCTTGTGGGGCTGTAACAGGGAGAATGACACACTCCAAACCTAATATAGCTCAAGTACCCTCTGTTCATTCCGAGTATGGTAAAGAATGTAGAGAGTTGTTCAAAGCAAAGCCAGGATTTAAGATGGTAGGTGTTGATGCCAGTGGTTTAGAGTTAAGAATGCTTGCTCATTACCTAGGAGATCCTGAGTACACTAAAGAAATACTTGAGGGAGACATTCACACTGCTAATCAAACAGCCGCAGGGTTAGAAACAAGAGATCAAGCTAAGACGTTTATCTATGCCTTCCTTTATGGCGCAGGTGATGAGAAGATAGGCGAGATAGTAGGAGCAGGTGCTAAAGAAGGTAAGAGATTAAAGAAAGCCTTCCTAAAGAACAACCCAAAGCTTAAAAAGCTAAGGGATAATGTAACAAGTGCCGCTAGAAGAGGGTATCTCATTGGTTTAGACGGTAGAAAGATACTGATCCGTAGTGAACACAGTGCATTGAATGCATTACTTCAGTCAGCAGGAGCTATTGTCATGAAGAAAGCCCTTATCCACCTAGATAACTACAGTAGAAAGCAATCACTTACCAATGAAATAGTAGGTAACATCCATGATGAGATACAGTCAGAGGTACTTGAAGAAGATGCTCATAGATATGGACTACTTGCAGTGGATTGTATCAGAAAAGCAGGAGAAGATTACAATATGAAATGCCCACTAGATGGAGAGTATAAGGTAGGCAACACATGGGCAGATACCCACTAATGCTATTCTTAACAGGACTCCTTACAATAACTCTTACTCCCTTGTTCTTATTACTAGGGACTTTTAAACTTATAATAGATATGATGCCTTATGAAGAAGATATATAACTTAGTAGATGATATATACAAAGTTCTTGAAACAAGTGAACCCTCAGTAGTACACCCATTCAGTGTAGACCAGATCATAGAAGAGTTTGGAGAGAGCATGAAGGAAATGCTACTGTCTG